CTGTCTCTAGTGCCAATGTTCAAGATGGTGAGTTCGTAGGTTGGATTGATCGTACTAATTACATGAACTTGTTAAATGACGAAGTAGATGATCCAGAACACATCTTCAATGTCAAATACCTACGCGATAAGCAAGATAAGAAATCTTCACTTTCCAAAGATCAAAGTCAGCGCCAAATGAAGTATAGTGGTTCTAATGATTTAAACAGGGGAATGTCCCTGTCAGTAAATCCAGTTGATGTTATCAAAATCTACATCAACCTCATCCCAAAGGAATGGAAGCTAGGCCCTGGTGAATATCCAGAAAAGTGGTTCTTTGCACTTGCCGCAGATGATGTAATTGTCAGCTGTCATCGTGCTAATCACAATCACGGCTTGTATCCAATTGCAGTTGCAAGCCCTGAATATGATGGTTACTCAATCACTCCAATGAGTCGCATGGAGATACTTTATGGATTACAAGGTACTCTTGATTTCCTTTTCAATTCTCACATTGCTAATGTTCGTAAGTCTATTAATGATATGCTGGTTGTAGACCCTTACCTTGTCAACATCAAGGACCTTGAAGATCCTGAACCAGGAAAACTAATCAGACTAAGGAGACCAGCGTGGGGTCATGGAGTTGATAAAGTTGTCCAACAACTGGTTGTACAAGACATTACTCGTGCTAACATTTCTGATAGTGCTTACATCACCCAGTGGATGGATCGTATCAGTGGTGCTGATCAATCTATGCAGGGTGCCATACGTCAGGGTGGGCCGGAGCGTCTTACGAAAGGTGAGTTTCAAGGTACTCGAGGTAGCGCGATCTCTAGGCTCCAGCGTCTTGCTATGATTCTTGGGATGCAGTTTATGCAAGACACAGGGACAATGTTCGCTGTTCATACGCAACAGTATATGTCACAAGATACTTATGTCAAGGCAGTTGGGAATCATAAAGAGAAGCTTGTCCAGTTGTTTGGTGGTAAAACTTCTAGGGCAGTCTCTCCATATGATCTTGCTGTCAACTACGATGTAATCGTAAGGGATGGCTCAATCCCTGGTGGAAACTTCTCCGAAGCCTGGCTTCAGATGTTCAGTACTATAGCACAAACACCTGAGCTGTACCAACAGTTTGACATATTCAGAATCTTCTCCTACATAGCGCAACAACTAGGGGCCAAAAACATAGACGATTTCAAACGTACTACAAATCAAGTCCAGCCACAGGTCGCACCTGATCAGCAAGTTCTTGACCAGGCACAGGCTGGAAACCTTGTACCACTTGGGGCATAGCCATGAGCATGGAAGAGATTAAAGTAAGATCTACCATCGGTGATCTTGTTGAGTTTAAGAAATCTATCATCTGGCTCGACATTAAGCGTGAGCTTATTTCGTGGAAGAAGGGTTTTGAGAATGAATTAAAATCTATGGTTGACAACATAGCGTCAACTAACCCTTCTTCTGCCCAGGTACTTACACACCTAGGAGACATAAATGGGAGAATGAAAGCGGTTGATTACCTACTATCAATGCCTGACATCTTTATTGGGGTGTTAGAATCAGAGAAGAAAAATCCGAAGGAGGAGGAAATTAAAGATGGGGACTAAAGAAGAAATTGCTGAGATGTTTGATGCACTTGAGAGAACAGTTGAGGATGAACCTACTACATCAGAAGAACAAGTCCCAGATGAAAAACCTTCTGATGAAACACCGCCTGAGGCGCCAGCTACTGCTGCACCATCTGAGGAGTCGTCACAGAGCGATCAAGATGCTGCACCATCTACTGCCGCCCCAAAGGATCCTGTTGAGGATCTAAAACGTGAAAACGAGGAACTCCGAAAGAAGATGGAAGAACTGTCTAAGCCTAAAGAGGCTTCAGTTCCACCACCTCCTGCGACCGAACCACCTATTGCGGACAAGGACTTCCTCGCAGACGTAGATGTTGAAGAGATTGTTAATGACAAAGATTCATTCAACAAACTCCTAAACAACATCTACAAGCAGGCCCTTAAAGATGCGCGTACTGAGATAAAACGCTCTAGCGAGACGGTTCTAACTACCGTTCCAGATCGTGTTATCCAGAGCATGGAAATTAAGGAATCCTTGCGAAAACTTAGTGAGCAATTTTACGAGCAGAACAAGGACCTCAAACCATTTTCGAAGGTGGTCGGAGTGGTTTTTGACGAACTTGTTCAACAGACACCTGGTGCAAAGTACAATGAAGTGCTTGCTAAACTAGGTGACGAAACCCGTAAGAGGCTCGAACTGAAGAAACCTGAGGCGACTACCGAACCTGAACCTAAACCATCTACCCAAAAGGACTCTCCTCCACCTTTACCTAGGAAAAAAGGTGGCAGAGTTTCCAAACCAGCTACTGACTCTAATCCATTAGCGTCTGAAATAGACGCAATGAATAGAGTAGTGCGACAATAGGAGGAATTACTAATGGCTCTTGAAGATCGAGGTGCTCAACACGATAAAGTTATTGTGGACAAGTACATGGACCCTGCTGGTAATTATGCTATGACCACCAGGGACTATGTAGTTCGTCCTTATGCCATCGGTGCTCCGATGGTGCTTACTCTTCCGCCTGTTGCAGAGGCAAAGGGTCGCTTCTACAGCATCATCGCTCGTCAGGCTACTGCTGTGAACACTATTACTGTCGAAGATCGCTTTAATGACAGTGAGTGCTGGCCTGGAGACATTGTCCTTGATGGCAAGTGCGATCGGCTTCTGATGTACAGCGATGGCTTGGCATGGCATGCACTTGGTGCGGCTGGACCTGGAGTGTGGCCTGGTATGGATACGACTCCTGGGCCTGGAACCACTCAGGCTCCCACGACTGCTCCTGCTACTACCTTGACTACTGCTGCACCGCAGTCGTAGTAGTTAACTTTAACTTAAACCAGTCCGTTAATTTATTTAACGAACTCAAACATACAACGGAGGTATTAAAATGTTTCTTGGAATGCGTGGAACTGGTGATTGGGTTGCTAATCAGCGTCCTGAGAGCTGGAGGCAACAGATTATGTATCTTTACCCGAATGGCATGGCCCCGCTTACTGCCATTCTGAGCATGATGGGCTCCAAGCGTGTAGACGATCCTCGTTTCCACTGGTGGACTCAGGAGCAAACAGCTGTCAGTGGTGCTGTCACTGCAATCTGCACCGATGCTGGCATGGTTAATCCTTATGTCAATGGCGCAGTTGCTGGTGATACCCTGTTCTTCCGTGTCAGTGCAGCTAATGGCCGTCGAGTTCGTGCAGGTCACCAGATTCTCCTCCGCGATGCCAGTGACTGGCGCGTGGATGTGACTGGTAAGGTCACCGGAGTTACCATCGGTGGAGCTGAGGCAGTTCTTGCTGTGAGGCTCCTGGAAGCTGATGATAACTCTCCTACTAGTGATCTGTCCGACTGCGACAACTTCAAGATCATCGGCAACATCAACCCTGAGGGTGGTGAGATGCCGGATGCAATCGCTTTGAATCCGGTCGAAGTTTACAACTACACTCAGATCTTCCGTACCCCACTGTCCATCACTCGTACCGCGAAGATGACCACTCTTCGCACTGGTGATGCTTACCAGAAAATGAAGGCTGAAGCTCTCGAGATGCATTCTTGGGAGATGGAGTTGGCCTTCCTGTGGGGCATTCGTACTCAGAACACTGGCGACAATGGCAAGCCTGAGCGCACTACTGGTGGTGTCATTCCTGGGATTCGTGAGCTTGCTCCTCTCAACTGTGATGACTACACTCTGAATGCAACCTACGCTGGCCTAGCGTGGAATGCTGCAGGCGGTGGTGGTACCTGGTTGCGCGCTTACCTGGAGCAAATCTTCCGCTATGGTGCTGAAGAGAAACTTGCTCTTGTCGGCTCTGGTGCCTTGCTTGGGATTGAAGCCCTTGCTATGGCTGAAGGCCAGATGAATCTGCAGCCTGCTCAGAAAGTCTATGGCATGCAGATTCGTGAATGGCTCACCCCGTTCGGCTCGATTTATATGAAGACTCACCCGCTCTTCAGTCATGACGCTACCACTCGCAACATGATGGTTATTCTGGAGCCGAAGGAACTTGAGTACAAGTACATCACTGACACCACGTTCTTTGGTGAAGGTTCAGCTACTCAGCATCCTTCTGGGTATGGTGCTCGTCGAATTGACGGACTCAATGAGGAGTATCTCACTGAGTGCGGTCTGGAGTTTGGGCTGCCGCAGAAGTGTGCGGTGCTCAATGGAATTGGTCTGGATAATAATCTGCCGTAGCCCCAGCGGCAGGTCTCCTTCGCCAGGCCAATGGCTGGAGGGGCAGAAATGTCCCTCCAGTTCTTTAAAAATTTTAACCAACTGGAGTCCTAACAATGAATCTTGTAGATATTCGCAAACACTTTAGGACACTTTCTGGTAGATATGACCTAGTTGACGACGATGTTAGTGGAACAACTAACATGCTTATCAACCAGGCTTGTCGTTACCTGGATCGCATCACAGAGCATCAAAAAAGTTGGGGCTCACACTTTGTTGCACTCCCTGCTAATGGATTTCAAGTAAGTATTCCATACTGTAGGTCAATCAAAGAGGTATGGATATCTAATTCTACAAGTGAACGATGGCAGCTTCATAAGGAAAATCTTCAGGATTTGATCTTGACATATTTAAATTCTGATCAAGATCCTGGAACTCCACTTTACTATTCACCTGTTGTGACAAGGAAAGTTCCAGCTGATACAGACCTTAGTGCATTTTCAGCTTATATGCAATATTTAGATACGATGACTAATTTGGCCTATGACTTTAATGGCATAGTAATTGTTCCACCTGCTAGTCAACAGATGCTTATTGAGGTTAGGGGATTTTTCTATTCTAAGGAACTAGTTGAAGAAACAGATGTTAACCACTGGACTGTCAATCATCCTTTGACATTGGTCAAGGCTGTGATGCGCGAACTTGAAATATTCAACCAGAATCAGAGCAAGGTCGAAGGTTGGGACAAGGCACTTTTAATTGAAATAGATCAGATCAACAAAGATCTTGTCAGCGAAGTGATTTCCGAAGTCGACAATATGGAACTGAAGGATGAGGAAGATGTACGTTGATAAGTCTACATCTAGATGAGGTAATCAACCTTGTCAGGAGACAAGTATGATAAGTGAAATTGAGAAAGAAGAAATCATCAACGCTGCGATTGAACGAGTGCTTTTAAGGCTCCCTGAAATCATTGGGAACTTAATCACTAACCATGCTACAAAGCTTAGATTAAACAAAGAATTTTATGAAAAGTATCCTGATCTAAAAGATCATCGTAATATAGTTGCGGCCACCATAGAGCGCATCGAAGGTGATGATCCATCTAGGTCATTCAAAGATATCATGAATGATGCTGTTCCGGAGATTCGCAGACAATTAAAAAATTTAAAGAACTTAGACCTCAAACCTGTGGACAAACCAAAGATGAAGTATGACATAGGTGATGTATGATTACTGTGCTGAGAGACGGAACCTTTGTTGCGTCGATAGAAGGTAGGGCCCTAGGTAGGGGTCTTCGTACTTCCAAGCGCTCACCTAGGAACGAAAAGTTCTTGATCAAAGCTGCAGGCATGGTAGGAATTGATGGAGTGCTTCATGTCATAGATGATCTTGAACTTTCTAGGATTGACACTAGTGGAGTAATAACTGACTTGTTCCCCTTTCCACAGATCTTTGTTTTCACTGAAGCAATAATTATCTGTGATAGTCAAAATATCTATGAACTTGATGGAGTAACATTAAACTTGATGCTTGGTCCTGTTGCTGCAGGTCAACTATGGAGTGCAGTTGAGTTTCATAGATTTGTCTACATGAGCAATGGTTCAGTAGCTGTACTTCGTGATCCTGATACTGGACTTTATGCAACTACAACTGATCAACCAGTAGCCATGGCCATAGCTGATTATAAAGGCCAAGTGATGGTAGGAGGCCTTGTTTAATGGTTGACTGGAAGATATATAAAGGTGAAGGTCCTTGGCCTTTTGCACCTCAGCAAAATAAGTGGGGTTACTTAAACAATCCCAAGTGGATGGAACCACCTTCGACACCCATCAGCTATGATGGTCGTGAGAGTGAAGAACCACAGATTTGGACACTTGAAGGTAGTCCTAGGGTTGGTAGATTAGATGCAGGTGTTACTCATGACCCCTGTGGACATTGGCATAAGCCAGTTGCACCACCTGCTCCATTACTTAATGTTAACCTATTTCGTGTAACTGATCCTTGGTTAAGTTATGGATCAATACAGTCAATATTCTTTAATCATATAACTAAGAAATTAAGTCTTGTTGATTACTATATTTCTGAACCTGGTGTCTGTGCTATTGAGATTTTAGACAATCAATATATAGCTACTATTGAAGGCAGCTATGATACTGCTAAGTTAGTAATACTTGATAGGTATCTAAATGTTATAAATAAGTATAGTATCTTTAATTACTATGACTGTACCGGACCTAGAAGTTATCATCTAAATTATCATGATGGTTATATCTATTGGGTTTCTGCTGTTGTTGGTCAACCTTCTGTAATTGGAAGAATTACATATCCAGGATTTGTTAGGGATAGTAGGTTCTCACCTGGAGGTGTATTTATTGGGAGTGATGGAAACTTTTGGCAGTATGATTATACTTATTCACTTTTTTGGGGTAATGCGTCAGCATATCCTATAACTGGAGGTTCTCATACTTCATTCAATAGTAAAATAGTCGACAATGATCACTCAGGGCCTATCTATACTTGGGGGTCAGGTACTCAGGGTCTTTCTAAAGGTAGTTCACAATCTTTGTGTGTTAAGGATGGAGTTATATATTTTACTGCGTCTGGGTCTCCATACTCTAAAGCATATGCGTATGATGTAAGTAATTATAGTCTCATTAATAGAATAACTCCTTATGATTATGGAAGAACTATATTTAAAAGTTCAAATGGCTATGTATATTTGGCTAGTGGAACTACCAATACTACATATGTTGAGAGGTATGATAGTGGATTAAATAGTATAAATAGAGTTAGTCTTTCTGGATATGGTAGAGTTGTAGGTCAGTATTCTATATGTGACTTAGGTGGTTACATAGTTGTTGGTACAGTTAAATATATTAATGATGATGAAATTGCCTTGTATTTACTAAATCCAGATCTGTCATTAGTACAACTATATCAAATGCAGCCTCCTTATAATGCTGGAGCTCAGTGTGTTATTGGTAGTGGTAATTTCTTGTTTGTTGGAGAGAATAATTATGTATCTGCTTATGAGCTTGTTGGGAGTGAGCTAGTGTTTTTGGATAAGATTAATATTGACTTTAGTCCAGTTGATGTAGGATATCACTCTAAGTGGCTCAAACTAATGACTGTATAGGAGGATCAAGAAATGCCAAATGCAGCCCCGAACAGGATCAAGTACTTGCTTGCGACTAAGGCCATTGACTTTGCTAATGACATTTTTAAAATCATCTTGATGCAATCAGGCTTTGTATTTAACAAAGACACGCATCAACTCTATGGCGATGTAAGTGGGAATGAACTCGCTGGAGTAAACGGTTACACGACAGGTGGTGCGACACTTGCTGGTGTATCTG